CCAACAGCGAGGGTGCAACATCAGCCTTCTTCAATGCTCTCAGCATCGGATCAACTCGCTCCCCATCCGCATTAGTGAATGCTCGCAATACAGCCGGCGCCCGATGGTATGGTATTAAGGCGGCGCCAATAGGGGACTTGTAAATCTGAGATTTCCCTGGACTAAAAACTGGGTCAGAAACTTTACCAATAGGCGTAAAGTTATCTCCAACTGTGGCCAATGTCAAAGTATAAACGTCCTCACGATCCTCTACTGCGCTATACTGGGCAACTGTCGGCACAATCTCAAAATCCGAATTAGAGATGACGGTATCAACAGTAACACCCTGCTTAATCAACGCCTGCAGCATACCCTCTATCATCGCCTGACTAACAGGGCACGCATTACCCTGATACTGCAAATTCTGCTGTCCGGAACAATGAATACCCAAGATTTTCCTCAAATGCTGTGGACACATTGATATCAATAAGTAACCACACTCACCTGGTAACGTTTCCAAATTATACTCATAATGATCTCTAATCAACACAGACCCTCTCGGTTCCCTTAATGACGATGACATGTCCAAAATCTCATCGGAAGCAACGACATCCTTAGTCGTATAGATACGAGCAATAACCTTCTCTCCAGGAACCAAGCCAATGAGCGAAGCCTTCCCAACCTCTGAGAACCGTGAAATATCACCGACGACAGGAAAGTGACACCGAATATCCGGATGTTGTCGGATATTTCGAGGGAACGCCAAAAGACACACATCACGATACGCGTATTTTTCATCATTCATATCATAATGAACATACTGCAAATCCTCTGTCGAAAACACAATTCCGTCCATACAGCTTGGATTCCTCAGCCGAATGTGTTCATAATCACGAATCAAGAACAACAAATGCTTATTAGCAAGTGCAATTCTACCAAGAACGAAACACAAGTTGGTCACATGTCTCCATTCTCCTTTTGAATTCTGAACCTCCACTTTGTAAATACTCGAATACAATAATTTTCCATACAAATTTACCGCATTCTCATCCATACACGCCATAGCTGTCGTTTGGCGCAACTGGTTCTTAAAACCCTCAACGGCTGTGTCCTTGTTCTTAAACTTCCTGACTACTCCAGTCGATAACTCACATTGCGACTCCTTCGGCTGAACATCTCTCTCCTTCACAAAATAACTCTTGATGGAAGTAAAGTAT